AAGTTGTTATACTTGATGAAGCGGACTATATGAATCCAGAGTCCGTTCAACCTGCATTAAGAAATTTCATAGAAACATTTTATAAGAATTGTAGATTTATATTTACTTGTAATTATAAGAATAAGATACTACCTGCATTGCATAGTAGATGTACTGTTATTGATTTTACAATTACTAACGGTCAAAAAGTTAAGACAGCGACACAACTTATGAATAGGTTATGTAGTATCTTAACAGAAGAAAATATAGAGTTTAATAAAAAAGTAATTGCAGAATTAATCCAGAAACACTTTCCAGATTTTAGAAGAACTATTAATGAACTTCAAAGATATTCAGTAAGAGGTAAAATTGATAGTGGTATATTATTCAGTATAACTGAAGCAGATACTAAACAACTTGTAGCGATTTTAAAAGAAAAAAGATTTAATGATATGAGAAAGTGGGTTATTAATAACCTAGAAAAAGAACCATCATCATTGTTTTCAAGTGTATATGAAATACTATACAAACATTTACAACCACAATCAATACCACAGGCAGTTTTAGTTATCGCTGGATATCAATATAAGTCTGCTTTTGTAGCAGACCAAGAGATTAATATGGTCGCTTGTTTAACAGAAGTAATGGCAAACTGTAAGTTTAAATAATGAAAGCAAATATTATAACATTTCTATTCATTTCAGGTGTTCTTGCTTTGGGGAGAATTATTCCACACCCACCAAACTTTACACCAATTTTAGCAACAGCAATTTTTACTCCATATATAATTAAAGATAAATGGATTGCAATGTCAATTCCATTATTAGCAATGTTTATTGCAGATTTAGTTATAGGTTTTCATCCATATATGTTATGGGTGTATGGAGCAATAGGTTTATCAACTTTAATTAGTAATTGGTCAATGAAGTTTAATAAAAAATATATTCAATTAGGTGTAATGGCAATTATATCTTCTGTACTATTTTTTATAATTACTAATTTTGCAGTATGGGTTATGTGGGATAATTATCCAAAAACAATTGATGGTTTAGTAATGTGCTATACTATGGCAATACCCTTTTTTCAAAACACATTATTATCAACTATGCTATATACAACACTTATAGTTTTAACAGTACAGAAAGGAATGAAATATGCGAACAATTATATTTAGTTTATTATTAATAATTGGATTAGCTGGATGTTCAAGTCAAACATTTAAACCAGATACTACTACATTAAAATATGGTAATACTGGACAAGATGGCGATAGTGTTAATGGAGATTACAATTCAGAGAATTTTACTATAACACAAACATTTAAGTGGTCACAATAAAAGGAGATATATAAATGAAAAAACTTTGGAATTGGAAAATAAATCTAATACGAAAGTATCCAGTATGGTGTGCTTATGCTGCCTGGATTGAAGGTCTAATAATAGGATTATTAATTTATCATTTCTTTATTAAATAATTATGCCAAAAATACAAAAAGTAAGATTTAGTAAAAGCGATAGACGACCAAGAAAAGTCTATCCTAAATTATCATATACTAAAGGTATGATTAAAAAAGGACGAAAAATACTATGGCAAGTTAAAGAAATACCTACCAATAGTATAGTCGCAACTTACTTTTTTGAGGAAGACGCAGATAAATTAGTTAAGTTTCAAAACAAAAATAAAGTATGGGAAAAGAACGGCGGTATCCCTAAAATGTTCTGGATTAACGAGCATTAACTCTTGCCTCTTTCTTATAAATATGGTATAAGAAAGAATTATGGCGTACAATTTAGCAACGGTTTCAACATTAGAACAACACGTACCATCAAATATTAAAGGTGAGTTTACATCTTTATTAAAGTTAATGGTAGAGGGCGCCTACTATGGCGATGATTCTCCTGTTACAAAGTCTAGAGTATATACAGTTAAAGTATCTCCAGACAATCTAAAAAAAGTCCTACCTACATTAGAAAAAAAGTATACAGCAAAAGTTAAGCAAGGCGCCAAGAAGTCTGCTGACTTTATAGTACAAGATTATAAGATTAGATTTATAGAAACAGGTAAGAAATCTGTAAAACAATTAGACGCACAAGTTGTACAGAAACAAGAAAGAGCCTCACTTTGGATTATTAAAAGATCATTAAAAGATAAGGTTAGATATAAAAGTGCTGAAGATATATCTAGAGACAAGAAATATAAAGAACTAGTGGCGATATATCCAGATGTTATGGAAGATGGTTGGTTAGATAGTTTTTATGCACAACAAAAAAAGATGTTAGAAATTTTTAGAGGTAAAACTTTTACAGAATATAATAGAGACGGTGGTTTTATGGATTATATCTCTAATTTAATAAGAGATAAGTTTAAGATTTCAAAAAAAGATAGTTGGAATCCTGCCGATATTTGGTTAATAAACAATGAGAGTACTGTTAAACGAACTATAAACAAAGCTATGGAAGGAAAGTCAGTATCTATTTCTAAACTAAATGATGTGATGAAGATATTATATTCAAAACATAAAGTAGCAGGCATATCATTAAAGAAAGTTACCAGTAAAGAGGCAAGATTTGAAGAAGTAAATACTAAAAACGCATTAATGAAAGACAGTAAGTTTGTGATGAAGTTATCTAGATCAGTTATGAAAATGACAAACAAATCAGACAAAACATTATCATCAGCTGATATGAGAATAGATATTAAATCATCTAACGATGTTTGCGAGTTTCAAATTAGACAAAACGGAAAAGGATTTAATCAGAATTTAAAATTTGATGGTAAATTTAAAGGTGCTGGTGCAGCTCGTATAGGTAAAGTACCAGTAGATTTATTAGCCAAGTTAATGGCAGAGTATGGTATAGGAAATAATAGAAAATTATTCTTTGTGAATAATCATAATCTATATCCTAAATCATTAGCAGAATTTGACAAAGTAAAAAATATATATAAGGCAAGATTTGATGTAGTCAATAAACATACAGATACAGGTATACCAGCGTCAGCATTTATTGGTAATATGTTGAAGTCGTATAACTCTCCAGATTTAAGGAACGGTGTATCTCATACTAAATTAATGGAGTTAGATTTCTTATATGTTATATACGCTATACCAACAATAAAAAGAAATAAAATGCTAACGGACATGGTGTTTTTGGCAGAGAAACGAGGGCAACAATTTGGTCCATTTGGCAAGTTGTACTAGTATAAATAGTGGTAATTAGTGCTTTATTAAATGAGAGAGTGAATTAATTTATGGAAAGAATGAAGGAAAAATGTTTAATTTTAAAGGTTTCATTACAAAGGAAAAGAATACACACCTAGAACATCTAGAAGATGACATAATCAATAGAGGTTCCAGAGGTGGAGATAATGCTATAAAGTTTCTAAAGTCAGTTAGAAACATGTTAGTAGGGTCTTCTGGAGCTAGAGTAAATATGTCTGTCAAGTGGGGCGGAGCTCCTGCTATTATATGTGGTATAAATCCAGAAAACGGTAAATTCTTTGTTGGTACTAAATCAGTATTCAACGTCAAGCCAAAAATCAATTACACACCAGGAGATATTATGAGTAATCATGCAGGTGTTGTAGGCGATAAACTAAAAGTTTGTTTAAGAGAATTAAAAAAATTAAGAATAAGAGGTATCTACCAAGGAGATTTACTCTTTACAAACGATATAAAATACCAAGTTATAGATGGCGAGTCTATGATAACTTTCACACCAAATACAATCACATATGCAGTACAAGCAAGTAGCAGTATTGGTAGAAAAATTAGAAGAGCAAGAATGGGAATTGTATTTCATACAGCTTATCATGGTAAAGATATGAAAAGTTTAAGTGCTGGTTTTGGTACAATAACAGGTAGATCAGGTTCTTCAGCAGTGTGGTTAGCAAGTGCTGGATATACCGATACATCTGGATCATCAACGTTTACTAAAGGAGAACTATCTAGATTTGATGGTCTAATTAGAATGGCTGAAGGTTCTTTAGGTAAAGCTTCATCTATATTAAATGAAATGTCAAGATCAAATGATTCGTTATCAGTAGGTTTTAGATTGAAGGCTTTCTTTAATCATTATATTAGAAACACACAAGGCCATATGGGTAAGGTTAAACAACTCCAAAAAATGTTCAGAGACTATTATGGAAATATTTTAAGAGAAGAAATAGCAACTAGAAAAACCGAAAAAGGTAAACAAAAATATAGAGATATATTAGATACTAATTTAAAATGGATTGATAGAAATGAATCAGCATTGTACTTTGCTATAGCTTCTCACGTAAGTTTAGGTAATGCAAAGAACTTTTTAATATCAAAGTTATCACAAATACAAAGTATAGGTCATTTTATTAGAACATCAAATGGTTTTAAAGTAACCAATCCAGAGGGTTATGTTGCAGTAGATAGATCAGCTGGTGCAGTTAAACTTGTAGATAGATTAGAATTTAGTAGAGCAAACTTTACTATTGCTAAAGATTGGGTAAAAGGATAATGAATAATATTTACAGTGCTACGCATGATTTTTTATCAGCACCAATAGAAAAAGAAAAGAAAAGAAAAAAGAAAAGTAATAAAGCATATGCTTATTTTCTTCTTAAAAAAAAGAGAATGCAAAGAAAAAGAAAATGAAATCATTTATAGAGTACATAAACAAATTTTTAGAAGAAGCTAGACAACCAAAAATTATTTTAATTGGTGGTCCAGGCAGTGGTAAATCTACATATGCAAAATTTATAACAAAAGAATTTAATATACCACACATATACCCAGGTGAACTATTGAGAAAAGAGAAAGAAAAAGGTGGTGAAATGGCCAAAAGATTATCTAATTTAGGTAAAGGTCACTTTGCTCCAAATGATATAGTTTTAAAACTTGTATTTGACGCCGTTGACAAAACAGATGGTTTTGTATTTGATGGCTTTCCAAGATATATGCAACAAGTTAGAGACATGGAAAAGAAAGGTATTGATATAGATAATGTGGTATTTTTAGATGTAAGTCAGGAAGAAGTTATCAAAAGACTAACTGCTAGAGGTAGAGTTGATGATAAACCTGATGTTATTAAAGACAGAATTGCTTTATATAAAAAAGAAACAGGTCCTGTGGTTGACTACTACAGAGATAAACCTGGTTTCGTATCTATTAAAGCAGAAGGTGATACGCCGGAGAATATAGCTAAAGAGATAATAAATAAGGTTAAAAACAAATAATGAAAAGGAGAATAGAATGAGTGTTAAAAATGAAATAAAATTTCCAACACCAGAACCAGAAGATAATTCAATCAATGGTTTTAATACAACAGTTGATGTATTAGAGGCGGTGAAAGAAAATATTGCTAATGATAATAAAGATGTAGCGATTGATATGATTAATCAATTACTTAATGCTGGAAGTGGTGCATTTGGACCACAAGCACCTGAAGTTGATGAAACTAATACAGACATTAGACAAGAAGAAACAAATTAAGGAGATATAATGTATATAAAAGGTGGTATGAAAAAACTATCCAAAGCAATTGCAAAGTCAGCTAAAGAAAATATGGATGCTGAAATAAAAATTGCAGAACAAGAGGAGAAAGAAATGATGGAAGCAGAGAAGACGCCTGTATTTGGCGACAGTCAAATGGCCGGCATGTCAATCCAGGAAAAGCTTGGTACATGGAGCCATAATTTTTCTCAATTGGATGACAAAGAAAAGTTTTACTATATGCTAGAACAAGGACGTGGCATAGTTAAACTTGATGACGATAAAAGAATAAACGGTTATAGAATATATGGTTGTGTAAGCCAAGTATGGTTATTACCACAGCTTAAAGGTGAAAACATGGAATTTGAAGTAGACGCTGATTCTCACGAGGCAAGAGGAGCAATGTATATACTTCAATCAATTTTATCAGGTCACCCACCAAAAGAAATTTTGGAAGTGGACGATAATCAAATTGCTGGTATAGGTTTCATAGATGTATTAACTCCAAAAAGACGAGACGGTCTTTTCGCAGTTGTTAATGCTATAAGAGACTATGCTAAAGACATGAACGAAATAATGGTAGAGCAAACTCAAGCTGAACAAGTGATAGATGAAAAACCGTCAAAAAAATATAAGAAGTATACAAAAGCGGGGGAGTAATGAAAAATTTACAAGAAGTAAAAAGCTTTCTAAATGAAGGTGTTTATGACAGAGGCATTTTTAAAGCTTTCTTCTTAGCAGGTGGACCTGGTTCAGGTAAATCATTTGTTACACAAGCCGCTTTTGCTGGCATAGGATTAAAAATAGTAAACTCGGATACAATCTTTGAAAGAGGATTATTAAAAGCAAACCTATCTTTAAAAATGCCAGACGAAGAAGAATATTTTAGAAACGTAGTACGAGACAGAGCAAAACTTACAGCAAATACACAATTAGATACCTATGTAAAAGGAAGATTAGGTCTTGTTATTGACGCAACTGGTCGTGATAAATCTATAATCTCTAGACAACATTCAATGTTAACAGCACTTGGTTATGATTGTTATATGATTTTTGTAAACACAAGTTTAGAGGTTGCAGTAGAAAGAAACAAGAATAGACCTAGATCAATACCTGAATATATTGTAAAGAATAGTTGG